CGTGGAATGTGCCTTGCTATATGTCAAATCTTTGTCAAGAAATTATCCATCCGACAAATCCTATTCAGGCTATTGATGATGCAGAGGGCGAGATTGGTATTTGCATTTTGTCGGCGTTGAACCTATTGGAGATGAACGATGAGAAAGACATTGAAGAAGCGTGTCGAATGGCAGTAAGAACTCTAGAAGCAGTTATCGACTACCAAGATTATCCAGTTGCAGCAGGCGAAAACTTTACCAAAAATAGGCGATCACTTGGAATTGGTATTACTAACCTTGCTGGTTTCTTAGCTAAGAACAAACTAAAGTATGAAGATCCCGAAGCGTTAGAGTTGATTCATGAGACTATGGAGCAGATCCAGTGGAATCTGCTAAATGCAAGTTGTGAGTTGGCAGAAGAAAAAGGTGCATGTTCTAAGTTTAATGAGACTAAATACTCGGACGGTCTTTTACCTATCGACTGGTACAAGAAAACTGTAGACGAATTAATTAAACCAAATTATAACATGGATTGGGAGGGGTTACGTGAGAGGATTAAGAAACATGGTCTTCGGCACTCTACTCTATCTGCTATTATGCCTTGTGAGTCTAGCTCCGTTATTCAGAACTCTACCAATGGAATTGAACCCGTCAGATCGTTGCTGATTCACAAGAAGGCAAAGAATGGTGTACTGAAACAGTTAGTGCCAAACTATCACATGAGGAAGAACTTTTATACAATGGCTTGGGACATGCCTAACAATCAGGCTATGCTTAACGTTGCCGCTGTAATTCAGAAGTTTGTGGATATGAGTATGAGTACCAACCTATATTACAATTACTCACATTATGAAGATGGAAATATTCCATTGAGTGTTCTTATTAAAGATCAAATTTATGGTTATAAGTTCGGACTAAAGAATTTTTACTATGCCAATACACCAGATGGTGATGGCGATACTGAGAAAGAAATGAACTGCGAATCTGGAGCATGTGCAATATGAAAACGATTTTTAATACCAAGAATATCGACCCAATGTCTCAACCACTTTTCCTCGGTAAAGACTTAGGTGTTCAACGATACGATGTAGTCAAGTATCCTATTTTTAAAGATCTTGACAGCAAGCAGATGATGAACTTCTGGCGACCAGAAGAGATTGAATTAAAGAAAGACCGTGGCGACTTCAAAGAGATGTCGGATAACGAGAAGTTTATCTTTACTTCTAATCTTAAATATCAGACAATGCTCGACAGTGTGATCTGCCGTGGCGTACCAACCCTTCTCGAATACGTTACGAACACAGAACTAGAAGCATGTATGATGACATGGCAGTTCTTTGAGAAGATCCACTCTCAGAGTTATAGTTACATCATTCAGAATGTCTTTGCTGATAGTTCCGAAGTTTTTGGCGGAATTTATGAAGATAAAGAGATTATGAAGAGGGCAAATAGTGCTATTTCAGACTATAATAACTTGATGGGAATGGCTTGTGATACAGCGTCTAAAGCAGACTTGAAGAAGCAAATCTATATGACTGTTGTTAGCATCAATATCCTTGAGGCTGTCCGGTTCTATGTCAGTTTTGTTTGTAGCTTCGCGTTCGCTGAGAACAAGAAGATGGTCGGTAACGCAGACATCATTAAACTGATTAAGCGAGATGAGGCTTTACACCTAGCCAATACTCAGCAGATTCTAAAGATTCTCCATACAGAAGAGTCAGAAGGATTTGTTAGTACAGCCGCTAAGTGTCAAGACGCCGCCATTGAAATGTTTGACAATGCAGCTAAAGAAGAAAAAGAATGGGCATCATACCTATTCCAAAATGGATCAATCATTGGATTGAATGAGAACGTGCTACACCAATATGTTGATTGGCTTTGTATGTCTCGAAGAAAGTCGATTGGGCTTCCATACGATAATGTTGGAAAGAATCCAATCGCAGGTTGGACACAGGCTTGGATGCAAAGCGAAAGCGTTCAAGTGGCTCCACAGGAACATGAAATTACTAGTTACAAAATCGGTGCTAGTAAAAATGACTTAGACGATATGGATTTAGGAGGATTTACTTATGAATAACGAATGTCAAGATTATTTAGCGAGACAGCGGCAACGGCTGCAAGGAGAGATGTTGCAGAAAACTCAAGAAAATAGCATCTGTAGAAATACCGGCACTAAAACTTACATCGAACATATTGCCGGTTGGCATCACCAACGCAACCTTATTGAAGGGTCTACAGACAAGGATCAATACTGTAAACTGATTCAAGAGGCTGGTGAGCTTTCTGATAGTATCTGCAAAGGTAAAGACATCTCTGACGATATTGGCGACATGATTGTTGTACTAATCAATATTGCAGAGAGGAATAAACTTAGTATCTCTGAATGTCTTGCGAAGGCATGGGATGACATTAAAGATAGGAAAGGACAGATGGTTGACGGTGTATTCGTTAAGGAGGCCGATCTATAAACTTTCCCACATAAGGGTTTTACATGAGAACTAAACGACAAAGACGAGAAGACAACAAAAAACCTAATCATAAAATCAAACCCCTTGAAGCAAAGACGGATAATCAAAGAGAATATATTAGATCCATTGTAGAGAACGACATTATATTTTGTTCTGGTCCAGCGGGTTCTGGTAAGTCTTTTATAGCAGCGGGAATTTCCGCTCAACACCTACACCAAAATAGGATTGAGCAGATCATTGTAACTAGACCATTAGTTTGTACTGGTAAAGATATTGGATCTTTACCGGGAGAGATGGGTGAAAAAATCGCACCCTATCTTTTACCAATGAAAGAAAACTTAAAACACTTTCTTGGTCAAGCGTACTACGGTCTTTATTCCAATGATGGTCAGATCCAGTACAAACCTTTAGAAGTAATGAGAGGGTCTACATTTCACAACTCTTACATGATCTTGGATGAAGCACAAAACTGTACTGAAGATCAGATTAAAATGTTTGTCTCTCGTATGGGTGAAAACAGTAAAGTAATTATCAATGGAGACATTGAACAAAATGATTTGCGTGGTCGGAGTGGTCTTGAGTTTTGTATGAATAGACTAGACCGTATTGACGGAATTGGAATTTGCAAACTAGGCTATGAAGATATTCAGAGGAATGGGATTATAGGAAGATTTTTAAGAGCATTGGAGAACTAAATGCCAACATATGTTTACGAGTGCAGTGCATGTGAACACTCTTTTGAAGAGTGGCAAAAGATGACTGACGAACCACTCAAGAAATGTCCTGAGTGCGGTAAGAAGAAACTATTTAAAGTTTTGACTGGTGGTCTTCACGGATTTGTTTCTGGAAGCGAAACTATTGGGGGTCTTGCGGATAAAAACGCTAGACAAAACAAAAACAAAATTGCAGAAGCAGAAGCAAAAAAACGTGAGTCAACACCAGAAGCACCAAAGGCTTGGTACGACAAGCATGGAACCGCTACACCAAAAGAGATTAACAAGATGACACCACAACAAAAAACCAAATATATTATGGAGGGCCGTAAATGAGATTTGTTGACGGAAAATTTTTACCACAAGAAGACAAGACTGTATTTCTGTTTGGAAAAACTGGAGAAGTCTTAGAAATAGATGAGCAGCATAAATTGCCGCACTATGCTAAAATTGTGCAGAACTCAGAAGGTAAACAAACTTGCTATATTAGAATTTATCAAAGTACACCATTCGATCCAATGGGTCCATATGGTAGAAGAGAGAGAAATCTAGATACGCAAATTAAAAGGGTTTCCAGAAGCACCTTTGATTTTTATGTTACGTATTTAAAAACTAACAATTCAATTTACTTAACCAAGGCTCAACGAGGATTTTTAAATGACTAAGAAAGGACCACTCAGTAAGGCAGAGAAGTTTTTTATTGAAAGCCATCTGGAAAAACCGATGGAAGACTTGTGCAAGGATTTAGACAGAGCTAAGTCTAGCATTGAGAAATACATTAAGACCATTCCAGTTGACGATAAGCAGAAGGCAGAGACTTTGCTGCTACAGCAGTTTGCTAGAAATGGAAAAGGGTCTACGGTTATGACTCCAAATGCGGCAGAAATGTCAGATGCAAAACGTGCTAAGTTTACAAATAATGGAACTAATAGAAGTTCCAAGTGTACCACGAATATCAGGTGACAAATGGACGATAAGAAGTGGGGCGAGTTTTACTCGTCGGACAGAAAAAATATAAGCAAAATTTTCGTTAAGGTTATGACAACCGATAAAAACCATTGGTTCTTTTCTGATTACGATGTGTGGTACGAAGTAAAAGACTATTGTGAGAAAAATTCTGTGTTTATTCAGGATTTGCACTTGCAATTTAGGTCTAACAAATGTATAATAGATATAGGAGAGTGTGAGGCACTGTATTTAGTGAGATCCGCTCTCGGTGCTATCGGTCAACCGACAAAAAATTACTTCACCGTGGGAACATTAAACGATGGAGTGGTTCACAAGCAAATGTGGTTGACCCCAGAATTAATTTTAGACAAGCAGTACGACGATGATTTATCTGGATGTTTTAGCGAGGCTATAATCTATAATGAACAAAAGGCAAAGAAGCGAAAAGAGTAAATACAAACACTTAACAACAGGAGACTACTGCACTTGTTCCCAATATGTTGCTGCGATCATGTGTCAACGTAACGCAGAAAACAAGAATGAGGGGTCTTTACCCTACAAATTCTGGAACAAAAAACCTTGGGACTGGACTTACAAAAAACAGCTTTTTAAAGCCAACAGCATACTAAAGAACTACAGTGAAGAAGCACTTGTCAAAGCAATTGAGTCACCAGAGTTTAGAAGTATCTTTTCATTAAACCATCCAAGCGTTATTGGTATTATCAAGAAGTATGAACTACAAATTGAAGAGCAGAAGTCAAAGCCCAAGCAAGAAATTGAAGTGAAGAAAAACGCCAAGACTAGGAAAAAGAGTTACGGCGGAAAGAACCTTTTAAACAAACTTAGGAAACTAGAGAATGGCGAAGAAGAAGAGTAAAACTGTTGAGTACGACGATCCTACCGTCGCAACATTGTGCAAGAAATATGGTAATGTTATTGAGTCTGGCACTAAAGTGTTAGAGTCATTAGAAACGTATGATACCCTTAGTGTTAGTCCAGCACTGGATATGGCACTCGGTGGTGGACTTCGTGAGGGTCAAGTGGTTGTTATGACTGGCGACCCAAAAACTGGAAAGACAACGACCGCACTGTATGCTGCTGCCAAGGCACAAGCCAAAGGTAAGAAAGTATACTATCTAAATACTGAAGGTCGTCTGACCAAACAAAACTTTCGTGGCATCAAAGGTTTAGATGTTGATGCTATTCAAATTGTTCAAGCTACAGACGATACACCTATTGTATCTGCTGAGACATATCTTAATATTATGGAGCGACTTCTTAAAGAAGAAGAGAACCTGTTCTTGATCTGTGACTCTACATCCAATATGGTTCCACAGGACGAGATTGATGGTGAAATCCGCACAGGTGTTCGTAACGCTCTACCACGCTTGCTGTCTATGTTCTTCAAGCGTATCAGCGGTGACGTATCACGCATGAAAGCTATTGCCGTGTTTATCACTCACAATATCGCCAACACTGGTGGGTCACGTTTTGCACCTAGTAAGATGGCAGACTGCGGTAACATGCTACAGTTCCAAGCTGGAACCAACATGGTTATCACGCACCGTGGCAAGTGGGAAGTACCCAAAGAGTCAGGCAATCACGTTGGTCAAGTTGCTAACTGGGTAATAAAAACCTCTGCTGCTGGTGGTACACCTATGAGTACAGCCGCAAGTTGGATTCGGTATGGTATTGGTATTGATGAGTCACAAGAGATTGCAACTATTGCTACAGACTTCGCACTGATTCAAGCAAAGGGTGCGTGGTACACCATTTCTTGTTTAGTAGACCATAGAACAAACCCAATCGTCGCTGCATACCTATCAGCCAATGATGTAAAGGTAGACGACGAAGAAGCTGTAACCAAAGCGTTTAAGTTTCAGGGTATGGAGAAACTGGTAAACTTTTTAAATGATAACCAAGACCTTAGAGACATTGTTATCGAAGAAGTAAGAGAATTGTTCTAATGAAAGTTACAGGTTTGAATAGTAGAGAGTACAATCTCGATACCAAAAAATACCTTATAAACAACCGGAGTAAGCGTAGCTTCTATCATTTACAAGCTAGGGAACTTATAGTGGAGCTATTTCATCCCTATCAGGTACTTGAAGAAGTTACGCTTCCCGGTTCTTCTACAAAAAAATCCAAATTAGCCCTTGACTTTTTGATTCCATCGTGTACAATAGGTATTGAGGTGCATGGCGAACAACACTTTAAATATGTGCCATACTTTCATAAATCTAGAGTCGGTTTTGCACAAGCAAAGAAACGAGACTTGGATAAGAAAGAGTGGTGTAGGATTAATGATATTACTCTAGTAGAATTACGTTGGGACGAAGATCCAGAATATTGGAGAGAGAAAATTGAACGCAGCAGATAGACTCAAAGTATTCATTGAAGGTATTGACAGGTACATCACAGCGGAGAACATTGCTCCAACCAAGTTTAATCCAGAGTTTGCTATTGCAGAGACACTGGCCTTGGAGCAAATGGAAAAGCTGACACAGGACGATTGTTTTCACTATGCCTATCAGTTATACCAATACGCAGACCACATAGCTTGGTGCAGGTCGAAAGCTGAAAATGTATCAAGGTGGTGCAGAGAGAACCTTGGCAGCATCGTGGCTAGTGAAGTGACACAAATTGAAGTGCAGTTCATGAAGTACGAAACAAAGGTTGATTTGATTAAAAGAGAAAATGATATAGCAAGAAACATTAACGAATGGTTGATAACAGCGGATAGTAGACTTGAGCTATTAAAAAGTAGAGAATACAACGTTCGCCGTAAGGCCGATATTTTAATTGAAAAAGGGAAAAGAAAATGAGTGATGATATTGTAAAAGCATTACTGAATACTATGACAGACGAGCAGAAAGCTGAACTGCTAAACAGTCTAGCTGGTTCTTTGAAAGAAGATGTACCCGCAGAACCAGCACCAAAACAAGAGGAAACGGTTTCCTCAACACCTCGGTCAAATGTGACAGAGGATTTTAGAGTAGTCCAGAGTGATAAGTTAGAAAAAAGGAAAACTCCGGTGAGAGCCAGAAAAAATCAGTGGGTAGACAATGGTGAAGATCGTGACCCAGAATTTGACCCCGCTAAGTTCGAGCGTCTGGGTAAAGCAGCACGCGACCGTAGCAAAGCAAGAAAGAAGACTATTGAGTGCCACGTTTGTGGTAAAAACTTTACTTTAAATCCCGCCTATGTCTACGGCGAAAACGTTAGATGCAACCGATGCACAGGAAGGTAATATGGATCAGCTTGCTGATGTCGGTGCAGAGAGAGCAGTTCTAGCTGGACTCTTCGCATACGGCTTTGAATCTTATGTTGAAATAAGTGACTTTCTTACGCATAGCAGCTTCGCTAACCGTAACAACCAAGTCATTTACAAGTGTATCGAAAAGGTGTTGGAGAATGATGCTGTAGCTGACATTCCAGCAATTCTTTCTGCTGCTGAACAACTTAACCTCACAGAAGTAGTCAAGACCGAACATGAGCTAGACTATATTCGTGACCTTATGGACTATCCCGTAAAGAGGGATAACGTCCTGCATTTTGCTGCACAGGTTAAAAAGTTTGAGTTTGCCCGTAATGCAAAACGTATTGCTAAAAAGATAGATAAAGATATTGACTCCATAGTTGGTGATGAGAGTATTGATGATATTATCAATCTCGTAGAAACGCCACTTATGGATTTCTTGCGTGACGATGAGTCAGGTCAAAAGCCAGAAATGCTTGGTGATAATCTTGATGACTACATCGACTTTCTAATCGAAAACAAATGCGACCAAATAGGATTGTCCAGTGGATACGCCAGATATGATTCCATCATTGGTGGTGGCTTACGTCGTAAGTGTGTGGATCTCGTATCCGCAAGGCCCGGAGTGGGCAAGTCTGTCTTTGCAGATAATGTTGCTTTGCATAATGCTAGGAATGGAATTCCTGTACTTATGCTCGATACTGAGATGAGCAAAGAGGATCACCTCAATAGGATTCTCTCTCACGTTAGCGGCGTGCCCATTCAAGAAATTGCGACTGGTAAGTTTTCAGAAGATGATGAAAAAGCAATCGCTGTTAAAAATGCGGCAGAAGAAATTAGAGATTTGCCGTACACCTATGTCAGTGTGGCAGGTGCCCCATTTGAAACTATTCTAAATACAATTAAACGCTGGATTCTACGCGAAGTTGGACAGGACGAGAACGGAAGAACAAACGACTGTTTGGTTGTATATGATTACCTAAAGTTAATGAGTTCGGCAGGTATATCTGGAGACGTTAAAGAATATCAGGCTCTTGGTTTCCAGATTACAGAGTTGCACAATCTCACAGTGAAGTATGACTTTGCATGTTTGTCATTTGTTCAGCTTAATCGTGATGGTATCACAAGAGAAGATACCGGATCTGTGAGCGGTTCTGACAGGATTGTTTGGTTGTGTACGTCATTGTCCTATTTTAAATTAAAGTCGCCAGATGAACTGGCAGAGGACGGTCCTAATGGCGGTACACACAAGGTTGTCAATCTAAAAGCAAGGCATGGTGCTGGACTTATAGATGGTAACTATATTAACTTCCAGATGGAAGGTTCACATGCAAGACTGACTGAGTTACGAACTAGAGACGAAATGCGTTCATCGCCGGATGGTGATGTAATTGAAGGTTCCGATGTACCATTTGACATAGAGGAAGAAGATGCTGAAAATTGATCCAGAACCAAAACTAGACTTTGATGATGTTCTTCTAGTTCCTCAGAGAACTAAAACAGCTTCACGTTCAACAATTGATCTAGAACGTCAATTCACATTCTATCACTCTACAGAGCGTTGGCATGGCGTACCAATAGCTGTGGCAAACATGGATACTACCGGAACGTTTGCTATGTCAAAATCTTTAATGCGACACAAGATGCCGACATGCCTGCATAAACACTATGAAAACGCTAATTACTTAGCCCATCTGACAGACACAAAATACCAGTGGTTTAGCGTTGGCATAAAAGGTCACGATCTAGACAAATTAAAATATTTCTCAGAAAATACAGGCAAGTTTCCGAACATTTGTATAGATGTGGCAAACGGATATACAGATGATTTTGTTAATTTTTGTGCCA